GGAGGAGTACAAAACCTTGCAGCAGTGCAAATTGCTAAGCAAACATTCGATGCTGGAAAAGCATTGGCAGGAGCAGCAGGCGATGTAGGAGAAGGTGGCGCAGCTGTTAACTTGCTTGAAGCTCTCTCCCTGCAATCTGTCTCTCGTCCAGTAGCACGTGTGTCTGAACTCTTGACGGGTCATTCTATCACTAAGAGTGGCAATCAGATTGCAGATCAGCAGGAAGTGTGGAGCACTCAAGGTGTTATGGCTCGCATCCTAGCTACTCGTGGTATTAGGGAAGTCAAGGCTAGGGAAGCTCAATTCCAGAATAGTATGTATAACGCTATTGATGTGGAAGAGCGGAAGAAGGCTACGCATAAACTTAAGACTCACATCCGTAGTGGCACTCTTACTCCTGAGATCATGGAGAAAGTTCAAGAGCAGTACATGAGAACTGGCAGTGCTAGTGGTTGGAGAAGTGCTATTAATAAAGCACTACTTGATACAGATACTCCAGGTGTTAGCGCAGTTAGAAACCACTTGCAACCTGGGGCTGCTGCTAACATCATGATTGATGACATCGAATAACCTGAGGATACTACAATGGCTGAAGAGAACTTTTTAAGTAAAGCTTTTAGGATCATTGCCGAGGAGCTTCCGCAGTTTTTTACACAAACCAATACTCCCTTCCTAGGTCAGGATGTGGAAGGGAGTGTTATGAAAGAGGATAAAGGAAGTGAAGAAAAGAGAATTAACGAGAATCTTCTATCAATGGGGGCGCTTGCCGTCCCTGCCGGTATTGGCGCTGCTGCTATTGGGAGGGCTGCTATGGCTGCTCCTAAGCTCGCAGGAGCTTTGGCAAGTGGTGGAACTTTTGCGGTCACGAAGGACCCACTAGATCTAGTTCCTGGTAAACTTGGTATGGTAATAGGCAGCACAGGTGATGCTGAAGCTATGATCGTACCAGCAGCTAAGGTGAGAACTGCTGACCAGATTAAGAATGCTTTAACAGCTCTTGACTTGGGGCGCCCTGCTGAGAAGGTTTATGCTGGAACTGGTATCTATAAGGGTCTCATTGATGAGGTTCCTCGTGTAGTTATTAGTGACCAGAAAGCTTCTCTCTTCTCCAAGGAGGCTGGTACTCTCAACGATATTCTCTATCATCCTGATCTATTCAAGGCTATGCCAGAGTTGAAGGATATTAAGGTAGGTCATTTGACAGAGGAGCAAGCTAAGAAGATTAAGGGTGGTTATCTACCAGGTGACAATTCTATTCTCATAGATCCTAATCTTGACTCAAGAGTATTTCTATCTACGCTCCTACATGAAACGCAGCACGTTATTCAAAACAATAACAAGATGATTACAGGTGGCAGTCCTAGTATCGAAGAAACCACGAATAGGTTTGCAGAAGCTTACGATAAATTCGCACAGAAACTTGGTCCTAATGCTAATCCGGCAGAACGCAAAGCTCTATATCAAACTCTTAGAAAACTTCTATATAAACAGGGAGCAGGTGAAGCAGAGGCTAGAGCAACACAGAATATGTGGGAGACTGGGAACTATACAGCATTTCCTCTTAACCAAGATGAAAGTAAGTTTATTCCATATGACATTCCGATTAACAGAGTAATTAAGCCAGCTACAAGGATGTTTGAAGATATCTAATTGCAGGCATAGAAAAACCCCCTTTCTTACGATTGGGGGTTTTCTTTGTCTTGTTTCAGGAGATGATCTTCACATCTTCCAACTTCTCAACATGCTCTCTGACTGGGATAGGAGTTGGTTTCCTATTAGCTTCCGTGAGAGGAGGGAGTTTCCTGTAAGGTTCAACCTTTCCATCATATGGAATAGGCTTCAACTCTCCACTTTCTTTACTTGCCTTGCTCATAATTTACTCCCGGTGAAAGTGCTGACTAAGGATCTCACATGCATGTTGAGCTTGCCATAGCGCATCCTCTAGTGCATTATGCTTGTTAGGATTGGCAGGAATGGTAATCCTTGGATAGAGATTCTTCAGAGTCCTATAGCACCTGCCATTGAATGGCTTCCAAGGAACCTTCATCTTCATAACCTCGTAATATTCTCTAAGGATAGGAAGGTCGAAGTCTGCTCCATTACCCCAGATATAAACATTAGGGGCGGGGAGTCTCCTGTACCAATCGCTGAATTCTCCTAGCGCATCTTCTACAGACAGGTGTCCGGAAGTAGCTTCTTTGAATGCTGCAGGATCTTGCTTGCTCCACCAAGCCATCGTATCAGGATTCTCCGTAAAGCCCTGGCGATCAGAATCCATTACACTGATCTTCTCATAGAACTGGAACTGCCTATCAAAGGTGCAAGCTCCAATGCTGAGAATGATACAACCTGCTGAGGTTCCTAGAGTCTCCAAATCCATCATTACATCTGCTGAGTTCTTAGTCATCTTCTGATTCTCCTGATCCAAATACGAGACTTGTTTCGATTCTGCCAGTCTCGATACTCCGGTGTGGCTTCTCCATGGTTTCAGCAATAGTCTCCTGTTCAGCGTCTGCATCGTCGTCTCCGAATACGATAGCTTTCTTGGCACCACTTACGCTCTTGTTGTGATTATATCTTCCACGTTTAGCGTAACCCATATCTTCCGGAACTGCCTTGTGCGGGAAGAATACCATCTGGCCGATAGCATCACCATATTCCAGCTTGATGACATGCTGCCTAGTGTTGTTTTTCAACTCCATAGTGAGAGATGAGCCATGCCAATAAGCATCACACCAGCCTGCATTCATGTGCTCTAGGAAGATTCTACCGCAGCTACTCTTGAGCTTGAACATAGCACTCAGATCACTAGGGAGATTAAACATCTCGATGGTATGAGCTAGGATGCATTCGCCAGGATAGAGAAATAGCGGGCCTTCCTTCTGGAGATCATACTTGACAGTATTGAGAGGCTCACGATCACGCAGTGAGATAGTGTGGAGTTCCATAGAACCGACAGTGCGTTCGATGAGAACTTCATTTCCTATGCGAACATCAATACTGCTGCCATTGATATTCTCAGGAAGAACATGGGTGATAAAGCCACTATCTACGATATCACACAGTTGTCTGTAAGAGAGGATCATGCTAATTCCTTTACTTGGTTTCTACTTCATTGAGGGAGAAAACATCTGCATACGCCTTGTCCCACGCTTGTGGCATCATGCTGCACATAGCATTAGACATGGTTAGAACACACTGTCCATTAACCCATACTTCCCTTTCATCAGTAAGTGAGTTATTACGAATACCTGACCATCCCATACTCTTAAGCTCAGAGCTTGTTTGAAAGTCGGGATGATTAGGGCGCTTAAAATCTTCCAGTGGCATTACGAAAGTTCCTTTTCAGTTAAGAAGCCTGGGAGAAGCAGAGTAGAATCCCACTCCTTTATCTCAGTATGAAGTGGCATGTAACCTTGTTTGCCACCAATCTTAATCAACTGCACCTGCTCTGCTGCTAGCAATCCTCTCATCATCTCTCCTAGCTCTGCTATCTTACTTAGATCCTTGCAGACTAATTTCCATAGATCTTGTATTGAGAGAGGGATGTCTGAATTGGATAATGCGTCCATCACAATATTAGTTATATCACTGTACTTACTGCGTCCGAATTCTCCGAGAGCTTTTCCCATCTTGAGTTCTGTGAAGTGTAGAAGTGTGTTAGCCCTGAGTACGTCATGTTCTGTTAGAGTAGTCCTGTGTGAAGCTGCTGCGAAGATCATACATAGTTTAAGAAGGTGCGTAAATCTGCGTGTGCTGTAGTATTTCAAACGTGCGTCTTGCATTCCCATGAACTCTTTATAGATCCTATCTAGTAAGTAGATTGCGTCTTTAGTCTTTTCCATTGGACCCTGTACTTTTTCTTTGAGTATCTCTAAGTGGTCTGTTAGTTCTTTTCCTATACTCTGATCTGGAGGTTCTGGGAAAGTAATCTTGTGTCCTGTTTCATCTGCGTAAACGAATAGAAGTCTTGACATGAATCCATTTCCAATTCCTTCTGGAGGTATTGTAAGAGCTAGCCCTTGAACTGTATTACCGCTCAACATATTGACAGTAGGTTTAGTGACAACTACACTCTTTCCATGGATTTTAGGATGCGTATATTCTTCAGGATTATCCCAGAGTTTCGTAAGCAGAGTAGCAAATTCCATATTGCCTTGACCTAGGAAGTCGCCGAACTCCTCAGCTACTACAAAGATCTCACCTGCCTTCTCAGTTACTAGGATACTTAGGTCTGCGTCTTCTTCATCTAGCTCTAATGCTGGGGGTATCATCTCTCTTAGAAACTGTTCTTTACTTAACCTGTCTGGTGCAAAACGGTGATAGCCTACACTGCGTAATATCCTGCGTCCAATTCCTATAGCTGTACTCTTGCGTGTCCCAGGTGCGCCCATTAGCTGAATGTACATATTAGGATAGATAACTGAATGACCCATAGGAAACCATGTGTTTCTTCCTAATAGTGCCCCTATGATGGATAGAGAAGTCCATCTGTGATATAGGAGCGGAGATTCCGTATCTCCTACGTAATCCAGGTACCTTTGGAAGTAGTCCACATTCTATGCTCCTGATTTGATTGTATATAGCGCATGCCCTGTTCTGGTGCGCCCCTTATTACAACGATCCCTTATATTCTCTGCCTGTGTGCCTAAGAATAAGTGGTCCGGATTTATGCACTTTGGATTGTCACAAGTATGTAGTACGCAAAGATCACCTATGGTTGTTTCCTTAAAGACTTCATAAGCTAATCTATGTGCTCTATAATTTATGCCATTCCATGTTATTTGCCCATATCCACTAGCTAATAAAGCCTTAGACCAATTCCAGCACTCTGTTATAGGATCTTTTACACAGCTTCTCCGCAATCTGGTTGCTATAGGTATTCCCCGTAGATAGTTTCTATTCATTTCACTTTCTCCATATTGCCCCAGCTAAGACCCACCTTACAATCAGTAGGAATTCGCAGAGTTCTACCGTGGATCTCAGCAGGATTATTCAGAAGATCCTGCACTTGCTTACGAATCTCATCATGCCCTTTAAGGTATTGGAATAAGACACTATCGTGAATCTGTGCCTTAAGTCTTAGTGCTCCATGCAATTGCTTAACAAGAAGCCAGACTTTCCATAACCCGACGTTGAGAATATGCACACTTAGATTCTGAGGTCCATGTGCAACAGCTCCTCTCAACATAGCATGATTCTTATTGATGTCTCCAAAGAAGTAACGAGTCCAACCAAGTGGCGAGACAAGTTTATTAGTTGAAGCTATCGTATTCTTTACTTCTTGATACCAGAGTCTAATGCGTGGGAAAGGTGCGTGGTATGTGTCAAGGAGCATAGTAGCGAATTTCATTAGAGTTATATCACCCTCATTCTTAATAGCAACCAGAGGGGTGTCAGCGAGGATGATATTATACCCTAGTCCTGGAGCTGCGTTAATAAGATTTTGCGTGCCAGCGTTCTCTATCATCGTTGCTGCGCCCATCATGTAGTTACTAGCATGAACGATCTTCTTGATGATAGCATTGCGTAGTTCAGTGGTGACTTCCTCATAGGGGATGTTGAAGAATAGATTGCCAAGAGTCCTATAAAAATCCTTACCAGGTGTTTCAAGAGCCTTGATAAGATTCTCTTCTTGACTTAGGTAAGCAGTACATCTTGCCTCACTCTGACTATTGTCGATCTCTGCTAGCTCATAGCCATCATCTGCTACCAGCATATCCTTTGCGTAGGGTGGGACATTCTGTACTTGAGTGCCAACCCAGAAGCTACTACTCTGGCAACTAGCTCTGCCTGTTTCCGTACCAAATGGATTGAGGCTATAAAGCATTCTGCCATTAAGTTGATCGAAGTCAAAGTAGGTTGAGATAGCTTTAGCATTCTCCCTGAAGATCAGGATTGCGTCAGTGATACGGAGAAGTAGAGGATGCTGACTACCAATTGCTTTAAGATTCTTCTCATCAGTACCTCGTACCATCTTGATCTTCTTGCTACCTACTTTCTTCATGCCGACATGAGGATCTTTAGCTCCCATCACGTCATAGATAAACTCCTGTACTTGCTTAGGAGAGGCAGGATTGAAAGAAGGATTAGCTGTAAGAACTCTGAGCCTTGCTAATGCTTCGTCCAGTTTGCACTTTGCAGAAGATCGTAGCTTCTCCCGAACATCGTTATCAATCTTGATACCTTCGAAGGCAGTGTAGAGGAACGGATATACAAACTTGAATTGCGTAGCGTAGTTTCGTTTCGCATATACGGGTAGATTTCTAAGGTAATGCAGGAGAATCCGCGCGGTGTACCACGTGTCTCTACCGTTATAAGCCCAATATCTAAGTATATCTTTTTCTTTCGAAGCTTCCGCTGCTTCTGCTTTCCACTGGATGTAGTCATGACAACAGATACTCGCAACAAAGTCTAGCGATTTAGGTAGGGAGGAGAACTCTGCATGCATCATTGCCATCGTATCAAGACAGTAGAATTGTGGCTCTGCGTGATATACAATGCTGTGAAGTGCATCATACATTCCATTGTGCATTACCTTTGGAATATCTAGTGTATTGATCTCACGCATGAAGGTGATGGCTTTAGCGTAATCCCCGTCAGTAAGCCAGTGATCTTCTCCGAAGTTTACCAGAGGAAGAACAAAAGTCTCCAGTGAGCCGTCGTGATTAATAGCAGTCCAAGAGCAGCAAGTAATAATAGTATCACTACTGAGAAGCGTGCCATCATCATCTTCCTCCCTTATAGTCTTGGTTTCAATGTCATAGCTTATGCAGGCTGCTTTGCTAAGAACTGAGCGGGCAGCACCGAACTTCTCCACACAGTCTAGTGCTGTGAAAGAGAAGGGCTGGGTTTTATTCTTAAGCTGCGCAAACTTATCCAGATCTTTACCCAGTAGCCATGATCCGTAATCTACTGTGTGAGTGTGGCTAAGGGAATTGCATACTACGGCGGGAATGGAGAAGTTAAGAACACTCCCTCTGTAAGCATCAAGAGTAGGTTTCTGACCTGGGACGCAATTGATAAGCGTATGAGTGTTACACAAAAGAATGGCCTCACACCCACTGACACGAGCCTTGGTTAGTAGCTCTGCTAGGGTATAAGGCGCGTAGGTGGCAACTGCTTCTAGGTGTTTAGCACGTAGGTAGTATTGCAGGACAGGAAGGTAGTTTGCATCCTCCTTGTTGTAATTCACTAGTATTCTCACAGCCCACTCTCTTTCTCCGTAAGAGGTTCTACGGTATAACCACGTTTGATAAACTGTTCTTTAGTGGGAGGATAGGGAAGTCTCCCTCCACTGTTCTCAAGATTCTTCCACGCCTTTTCTTCAGTATCTGCTACTAACCAGAGGAGGCGCGTATTCATTGGGGTGATAGGAATGTATTTCATACGAAGGAATCCTCAATTTCAAGAATGTCTCTGCGGATAATATCTTCGAAGTCATTCAGTTCAGGAGGGAGATCAATGTCAAGATCCCATTCAGGAGGATAGCTATTATCAGCGCAGCTTCCTCTCTTACCTGCTTTATAACTTCCCCGGTACTTAACGTGATATTCTGTTCCCGTGTTCGGGTCTGTGAATATAAGAGTTCCTGTAAAACGGGAGCTTATACTGGACATCGCTATTCCTTTCCTGTGAATTGTTTTGATTGATAATTACTACCTGAGTTGTGGTCTGGATTGTCTGAGAAGAACTGGAAGGAAGGTATCGTTCGGGGATATAAGGGAGACGGTAAACTTCCTGTTGGCGCTCCGTTAAGATACGTTCTTGACCTATCACGTTCATGCTTACTAGGATGAGAACAATTAAATAGTTTAGCTTGTTCATGCTTGAGTACCTCATAGTCTTTGGTGAATTTATTGAGAGCTTTAACAAACTCATCACTCTCGGTGAATGGTCTATTGAATTCCTTGAAGACTTGTCCATTCCAACCATCAAAGGATATGGAGAAGCCAGCTGCAAACCCTAAACGAAACGCTTTCTTTTCTTCCTTTGTCATTTTTACCACCTCGTGTAATCGAACTTCTTATCCTCAATAGCCAGCTTTTCTGCATTGATCTCCTCTTGCCGCATAACTTCATACAACCTGCGAATGAGATCAGCTGAAAGGAAACCAGCACCATTACTCTGAAGCGTCATGTTAGCCAGAGCAATCATTTTATCAGTAACCATGTAATTCTTCCTCCGTTAAAATCTTGCCATTAGGATTCCATATCCAGATCTTACAACCCATGCGATTGTTATATGGAATGTTGAAGTCGATGATCTCTTTCTTAGTAGGAAGCCTTTTTTCTAGGGAGGTAGTTCTAGCCATCACAAGATCAAGAGATTTTGTTACAGACCTCAGCTCATACTGTACTACCTTGGCAAGCTGAGATGTTGTAGCCTTGTATCCTAGTTTCTCAAAAGCAGCCTGCCACATCTCCACAATATTATTGAAGCGCATGGCTTGAGCTTTCATCTGACGGACACTATTTGTGGTATAGTTTCTAGTTAGGAATCTATCTTTTGGAATGTACGCATACAAAGGCTTCACTCTTGAGTTAAGATATGCGAAGAGTGGGAAAGGAAATTCTACTCCAGCAGGACTGAAGTCATGCACAGCTCCTGCGATACGATAGAGACTCATGGCAGAAATACTCCAGCTAGGAAGCAGAGAAACAGAGCAATTCCAATTAAGACACACTGCTTCTTGGAAAGGACGATAGAATCAATAGCAAATGGAATGTCCTTGTTAGGATCAATCCTATGATACTTCTGAATCCATTGAGATTGTGGCAAGCTACCACCGAATTTAGTTTCCATTCTTTTCCTCTTCACTTGATAAAAACTTTATGCAAAACTCCCCCTTGTGGGGGGAGCAGAACATAAAACTCTTAGAGGTTACTTACGGACCACGCGGAGTTGAACATTCTCATAGAAGCCACCGCCGGGTTTCTCGGACTTCTTGATAGTAAGACGGCAGTCGAAGCTAGTACCCTTGATAGCATCCAACATACCCGGGATACCACCGACGCCAGTCAGATCATCAGCGCCCGTAATATCCTTGACACGCTTCTTAAAGAAGGATACACCCTGCTCAGTTGCGGTGAAGGTTTCGGTGAAGAGACTACCATTCGGGACCGGCGGTTCCTTATCAGCCAGACTAAGGGTGTCATCAACCGCATAGGTGATCTTAATGCGTTGTTTTGCGTTACCTTCTTTGTCCTTATACTTGTCGATGATTGCGTCATTAACAGACAGTGTATATTCACCAGCAGGAGGAGTCACGTAATCAGCAGCTTCTGCAATGTTATCCAGCACATCATCAGCAAGGGTTTCAAGATCAAGAATGGTGTTAGTTTCAGTGTTCATGCTAAAGGTTCCTTATTAAAGATAAACAAACAAGAGAGTTTTCTGTCTTTCCAGAATGTCATGCTACAGTCTTGAGTCGTTTGTGTGTATATCCCCTTTTCTTAGCAATGTTATAAGCTCGTCTGGCTGTCATACTACACCCATATCGTTGGCCGATTTTAACTCTTCTTAATTTACCTTCAGGTGTAATAAACTTAATTGTGTTCATGTGAGAATTCCTCCTTCAACTAGAATAGCTCTCATACTTAGTTCCTTACTCTTCTCAATAGCAGCATTAACTCGGCTGCCAGTGATATGATTAGGTTTATATGTTGAGCTACTTCCCGCAGCGTGCTTACCTAGTTTAATTTCTGTGTAGATAACAGTACCGAAATACTTAGCTACCCTGCTACAGAATGCTTTAGTACCCACTAGTGGAAGGATCTTATCACGTTTGATTCCATTAACCTCCTCTTCATAGATAAGCTCATGTGTGATCATGACGAAGTTGGTATAGGTGGCAGCTTGAATGACACTCATAATATCCCCAAGCCACTTTGTTACTAACCCATACTCATCCCAACCAGGCTTATATTCGATAGGCTTACCAGCACAAGCCATAGCTAAAGCTGAGTCACCTAACTGACTTCCACTATCAATGACAACTAGGTCATTATGTGTGCAGTCCTTGAGGCAGAACTTAGTGACATTAACTTTGCAACTTGGGTCAGAGCAAGATACTTTACCATGAGCATCACAGATTTCTATTGGAGTCTTAGCAGAGAGCATCCTAAGAACTGTCTCGATTCCCCTCGGCATTTCCCTTGTATCTGGGATTTTGATAAGGTGAATCTTCTCCAACTCCTCATTAGTAAGACCCATGTGAAGGAGAGTCTCTGCACCATTCTCGATATCAATCCAGAAGATCCTCTTAATCTCTTCTATCCTAGCTGCTGTACCTACTAGCTCTGTCTTGCCTGTCTTGCTTGGGCCGTAGATTAGGATGGAATGATTAGGTTTCTGGTGAGCATGGAGTCTGTTTGCTAGATCAGATAACTTCATTTACTTCCTCCTCTCTCACTTCAGGAAGTTCTGTTATAGAAAGTTTCTCACAGATTCCCTTGGCTATAGATTTGATCTGATGACTAGGTATATAGCAGGATTTAATGTTTTCAAGAACAGTGCCTACTATAGCTTCTTCTAGAGTAGAAAGCTCAACACCACCTTCTGTCTTATAGATAATCTTAATTTTTGTGCGCATTTGTAAATTCCATTTCTACTAGAGTTGCGTAGCCAGCAATATCATGCCAGTTATCTACGTAATTAGGATTACCATTGAGGATTCTTGCTACCTTATGCATGATCATCTCAAGAGCTTCTTTCTGACAATCACTGAGAGCATCTGGTTTAGCATATGTATACATAACTTCTTTAAGCTTCTGAGATATTTCAGCATGATTACTGAATTTACCGTAGGTACTCTCTCTACCAGCTAGTGTTTGTTCTATGCTCATCTCTTTTTTCCTTTGTTAGATTGCTGTTGTGGGACATTAGTCTTACCTTTTTCAGAGTAGGTTTTCTCTTGAGGAATGAAGGGCTGATTAGCCGGATTCTTTGGGTGATTCTTATATTCGTCTTTCATTTCACATCCTTTCCATGTGATTAGCTATTACTGCATCGAGATTATATACGAAATCATATTCAATCAGATCTTCTTCTGCTTCTTTATACCTATCAAGTGCGTGAAGCTGACATGTACCAAAGTGCTTGCATGGCCTCATATACTGTAAGCAGTTATGTCCTCTCATTGGGAAGATGTTTATCTTTAGCATCTCTTCTATTCTCTGGACATCCATTAGCAATGCGATGAACCAGTTGTATCTATCAGAGAGAGTCTTATTGAAGAGCATAGGATGTATTACAGGTTGATAGCCATTACCGGCACCCAACTGACCTACTAGGTAATAGACTCCGTAATCTGATTTATCCTCTCCAGCTATTCGATCTAGGACAATGCTATAACCTAGTGCTTGCCCACTATTAGTGTACATAGGAGAAAGATCAAAGAGGTTGAGAGCAGTTGTCTTGACTTCAATCACTGCAAAGTTGCCAGTCCATTTGTTCTTCATGACCAGATCAATGTAGCCTACATAGTAGAACATATCATTGATGTCGAGACGGAAGGATAGTTCAACAGCAGGCTTACCCTTAAAGACTGCTACTTCCCAGTCCTCTAAGATGTTATCCAGTTTATCGAATGCTACTGTTAGGAGATTGATTGCCACTTCCTCTGTGCGCTTCTTCTCTTCCTTGATGGGCCAGTATGCCATCCAAGCAGCATAGATAGCCTGTTCTTTATCTTGAGTGAGGAGATAGGTGGCAACGCCTTTACCAAAGCTATGCCCTAAGACAGTGGCAGGATAATCTTCTTTTTCATTTTCTCCTACCAACAGACGTTCTAATTGAAACTTACGCTCGCACATGTGGAAAACATTCAGCGTTGAGTATGAGAGACGGATCATTTTTATGGGTTCCTAATGTAGAAGGTGGGGTGGCTAGTACCGATCCTAGCTTAGGCAGCCTATATGCAGCCTACGAATTCACCCCATTGAAACTAGCTTAGCTTATTCAGCAGCAGGAGCAGCAGCCGGGGCAGCAAGAGCTTTGCAGGCAGGAGCAATAGCAGCATACTTGCTAGTGCAGAGAATAGCTACTGCATCAGCATTCATGCTAAGGTTCTGGAAGCTGCGAGCCGTCTCACGAATGCTACACTCATCATCCGTCCAGCTAGTACCGGCGGCAGCGCCAGCACCGAGCCAGCTACCACCGAGTTGAGTGCTTCCCATACACGGAGCGGTAGGATACTGATTGCCCAGAAAGACATTGGGAGCAGACTTAACTTCAACCTTGCCAGCCTGTTCAACACGAGTATTAGCCGGGATGGGAGCTTCATTGATGGTAAGGGTATTACCTTCATTGACAGCAGTAACCGTGTTGGTATTCTTGACATCACCAGCCTTGACGTAGTTGAGAGCAGCAGCACGCGAGTCATTGCTAATACGGTTATTAACGCCGACGCCGACAGCAACGCCTACCAGATTGGTATTGGTATTAGCGTTGGTATTCGTGTTGAAGGTAGTATCGCCACCCTGCAGAAGCGTAGCGTGAGAAGCAGTGGCAAACAGCATGATGACAACAGCAGAGATGATGGAACGGGATTTCATTGTAATACTCCTTTCGGTTAGTTGCCTTGATAGGCGGGTGTGATGCTGATACACAGCAATTCTTAAGATTCTTTTACATCTAAGACTATCACATATCTTTCAATGTCTTCTTCTACATTGATGGTATGATTGATAATCCTGATATCGTTAAACTTGAAGCCCTTAGTTTCTTGGGGATACATATGGGTGAGAGCTTGGAAGATGGCTCGCAGAGAGCGTCTCTTAGCATCTACAGTATTAAGGGAGGGCAGCTCACGGATCAATGCCCTAACGTAGCCAAGTTGTTCTACCTTGACTGAGAGAGAAATTGTTTTAGCCATGTTAGAAATCCTTAATTTGAAAAAACACCTGCACAGATAATGCGTAACATTCGATGAGCTTCTTGATCTCCTTGTGCTCTGAGTTTAATTAGCTCAGGTACGCTTAAAGCAGAGTAGGAGATTGGAGGCTTGCGTAGCTTTCTTTGCATATTACGGCTGATGTGTCTTCCTTTCATTAGAAGTCCTCATCTTCAAGTGCTGCTGCCAGTTCTGCTGCGGTGAGCTTCTTAACTGCTGGAGCTTTAGAAGCTGCTGTCCCACGCTTAGGCTTCTCTGTTTCCGTGATAGCCTTGTTGGTGAGCTTACGCAAGGCAGTTACCAGCAAGCCAACATCTTCGTCTTTCATGAGAGCGCAGGCTGCGGGATTCTCCTTAAGAGCTTGCTTGAGACTAGTCATTTCAGTCTTAAGATCAGCTTCGCTCATAGCATTCAGCATCTCAATGCGCTTGCTGATCTCACTGATTGTTTCTTCTGGGGTGTTAGTTGCGAACATTCCCTATCCTTTCTTACTAAGTTTATAGGTTTAAAATTCTCCATCTGGAACTACGATCTTTTTAATCCGAACTGTGCTTTTCTGGTTTAGTATAATCTTTAGATCCACATCTCCTTCATCATTGATAGGTTTGCTTACTATGAAGGCCAGGGTGCTAGAATCAGGAACCAGACCCTCTTCTTTCATCTTAGCCGCTTGTTTAGCCTTGACATTCTTGAGGCCAGTCTTCACACGATCGACATCCTCACCATTGATGGTGATAATAATCTCATCGTTTAGAGCGACTGTTGCAAGAATTTCTGCAAAGGTCATTCTTTCTAGTTCTTCCGACATTGTAAGTCCTTTGTTCTAATCTTGAAAATTCAAGTGTCAGTGTAACCCGAAAATCCGGGGTTGTCAAGGGGTTTAATACTTGCCGTTTTTATTAACTCAAGGATTTTTGGCAGGTATATGGGAGGCATGTTAAGCTGTAGCCTTGTTATTGTGACATAGAGCCTATGAAGATGATGCACTCTTATTGGTGGATTATACTTCATGTAGGCATCAAACAATACCTGCTCTGGGATAAGCGGGAATGTGTTGAGCACATGAACATTATCATCACCTGTTAGCAGCATCCACCAATAGTATTCGCTATGTACTCCGTACATGGTGTAGGGAGAGCGTATCAGTGGAGTCATGACAGCTAAGAAGAGTTCATTTACTCGATAGTTGTCAAGGTACTTCGCATTCTTAGGTGCAAGGTAAGGCGGGTCATCAGATTCTGGTACTTCATCCTCCAGAATATCCTCAGAGAAGATACTAGTGGATTGTGGGGGAGCTTTCTGACCAGCCTTCCTAGCAGCTAGGATTTCAGCTATGCCCATTCTTATCTCCCCAGAATTTATCATAGGCATTGGCGATAATCTTATTGGCTTCTTCTTGATCCCTCTTATAGGTGCGAAGCTCATTAAGACAGATGAGGAAGATGGCAATGCCAGAGCAGAGCAGGATGATAAGGAGAGTGTTAGACATTGTGATTCCTTTCTATGGGATTACTTAGTGCAGTAGATATTACCGATATCCATCAGACCAGAGTTGAAGTATTCGATCTTTTCTTCGATACTATTACCCTTGATCCGGGGATTCTTAATTGCCTTCTCGATCATGAAGTCCTTAGTGATCAGAATGCATTGCTCACGGCTTCTTGTGACAGCAGTGTAGAGAAGCTCACGGAAGGCCATGATACTATGATCCTTGTGAAGCAGGATGAAAACCTTTCTCCACTCACAACCTTGAGCTTTATGAACAGTGAGAGCGTAGCCAAGAGAGAAGATTTGAGGAGCGAAGTCACCCACTGCATTTAGAACAACTTCCCTATCACCTTCTATCAGAAGGGTGACTACATGACTTGCGCTACGGAAGAGATTATCTTCTTTATTGTCATCGAGGAGCTTCTCAAGATCAATATTCTCATAGCCTGCGAGCATGAAGTCATCATCATCTTCCTGTTCTGCATCCTCAATACTAATATAGGTGCCGAAGCGTGTTAGGCCGGGAGAAGGATGCTTGCAGTCCTTGCCATGATACTCCATGTTTCTATTGATGGAGATAATCTCCCCAACTTGCTTGTTATACATTACCTTGTCTCCTACTGCTAGGTAGAGGGTGGCAATACCAGCCTTGATCTCATAGACTGTAGCATTGCGAGCAACCCCTTGGAATTGTGCTATCCACTTATTGATATTATCTGTGCCAAGGTCTTGCTTATTGAAGGGAGAGAGGATAATGTCTTGGAGAGGATCATATCCAGAGCCTTCTGCGAGGAGTTCTTGCGCTGCGAATTTAGGAAACGCTTCTCCAATCATTCTGGCAAGGCGAGCTTGAGAATGTTGTACGTCACCATTACGCATGATCTTGAAGTCTGGGCCTTCCTTGAGAGGAGATTCACCTCTTAGAATTCTATGGGCATTCTCAAGGATTAAGCTTTCTTCTGCCTGACGATATACGTGAGTCAGTTCCACTACAGGAAGCTGGACTAGAGCATAGTTTAGAATGCTTTTATCCATGACAGGAGGAAGTTGATTGATATCACCGATGAAGATAATCTGAGTGCCTGGCCTCATAGCATCATAGAGTTCATTCCAGAGCTTAAGACCGACCATGCTACTCTCTTCTATGATCAGGTGAGTTATGTCGAGAGGATTCCAAGCTGTACGCTTAGGAACAAAGCGCATTTTCTCCTTCTCCGCTTCCTCATCCCAATAGAATTCAGGAGAGTATTCAAGCAGATTGTGGATAGTGGTGATATTGTGCTGAAGCACCTCTTCGAGAGCAGGGTTCTTATGAATTGCACGCTTGAGATTACCTGCTGCAATCCTAGTATAGGCAACGAAAGCGATACTAGGAGCAGTTACTTTCATAGAAGTGCCCTGTATACGGAAGGTATGAGTGCTGAGTTTATCCTGATCGAGGAGAGAAGCTGCTATTTCACGCTGAGCAGTAGTCTTGCCCGTACCTGCTGCACCGACTAGACAGAAGGATTTACCGTTGAATGCTAGCTCCTTGGCAAGAAGCTGTTCTTTGTTAAGCTTGATGTCAAGGGAGAATGTTTCCTTCTTCTTCTCAACAGTAATAGTCTGGAGAACAGTAGAAGGAACTATGACAGAGGGAATCTCAACAGGAACTTCTACTGTAGGAAGGGGAGCTTCTACCTTGGGAGGAAGAGAATGCGCTCTCTTTGCAGCAATGATTTCGGAAAGAGTGAGCTTCTTAGCAACAATAGGAGCAACAGTCTTAGGTTCTACTATTGGAGTAGATTCTATTTGGGGAGTGGGAAGAGAAACATGCGTATTGTTGCTCGCTTCGCTCGCAAGTTTATCAAACTCAATAGCCTTAGCTGCTGCTGCCTTCTTAGCTGCAAGGATTTCTTTTAGAGATGACATGATATTTCCTTAGTTGCTGTTATAGAGAGTGTTCTTTTTACTATCCCCTCTTGGGAGAAGGGATAGTGGCAAAGAATACTACCAGTTGTGGATAATGTCGGCAGCGTCCTTGAGCGGGAGCTTGTGGAGTTCCTGCAGAAGCTTGATCATCGGCACGTTAGTCGGGCTGATCTGCTTGAGATAGTCGACAATAATGCAAGTATTGAGACTGAGGTACAGAGTAATAACACAGTTAGTAGCTTCATCCACCTTGGCATAGTGGCGAGGATTGTTAGTCTTGTTCTGCGTAAGGCAAACGTACATGATATACTCCTTTATAAAGTTAGATTTCAACATCAAACAGATTAATCTGCTCATCAGTCAGTTCATGAGGCAATCCGTACTTATCAGCACAGACTGGACCATAACCATAATAGAGAGAAGCTTTCTCTGTTAATTCTCTGCCACAGAAGCAGCAAGAACCGAAGCGCTGCCCATAGATTGTAACTTGATACTTTGGGAAAGAGCAGAAGGTGGCAATCTCTGTCTTAAGAGCTTCTACATTCTTAGGATAGAAGATCATATCAGAATTGGGGTCCATGATCTTACCAGCGTATTCACCATTCAGCTTGATAGCGATGTAGCCCTTAGAAGCAAGGGAGAGAGAAACTTTAGTACCATCTGCTACTGCTGTGAAGCGAGTAGAAGGCCACTTAAGAGACTTAGAAGCCTTGAGAAGCATTTCGAAGATCTCTGCGTATTGGTCAGTAGAATTGATAGTAGTATTAGACATTGTAGTATTCCTTTAGAAGGGAGAGAGATTAAAGTTTCATCCAGTTTCTTGTTTCTTGGAAGCAGTAGCAGGTTCCACGTGCTCTGTGGTATTTGATGAGATCTTCTATCCAAGCTATTCTACGCTGATACTTGTCAAGATTAGGATATTGATTCATTAGGACAAAAGTAAGAGTTCCCAGACCATTTCTTGTATATTCTTTTGTATAGTAGTTGTTTGATCTAATTTTCTTCTTGATAGAAGCTTGAAAACGCTTCAAATAGGAGTCATTGTTCTTTAGAATAGGCTTGTTAGAAAGTTCAATGAAGTTGCAGAGATAGCAATCTTTATAGTTTATAATGTCTTCCTTGTATGCGATGATGAGCTTCTCAAGCCATTCTGCGTAGGTTTGTGTCGTTTGCGTGTTCATTGTAATATTCCTTTGTGTCTTTAGCTTTTAGAGGGAGAGGAACGATAGAGTCTTGCAAATGCGTAGAAGCCGGTAGTACGTTCTTGATAGGAGACAAGGCAGTAGGCAGAGCCTTCATTATTGAGAGTCTGGCGCACGTGATTGTCACAATGCAGAATATAGTCTTTGCCCTTATAGTGCAGGAGCCTGTTATTGTAGTCGATGTCATAGATAGTACGGACATCGAGACTAGCTTTTACAACATCGGAATGTCCTGCTATTCCGAATGTCTGACGATAAGTAGCCATAATATTATTCCTTGGTTACAGAAGCTGCACGTTTAGCAGCAATGATTTCAGAGATAGAAGGCTTACGCTGCGCTATCTGGCTATGATCCATAGCGCGGTCAAGGAAGTTATCTTCTAAGCTGGTAGAATACTTCTTGAGAAGAGTAGCAATAGTCGAAGCTTCTTCGCAATCTTCGAATGTCTCAAGCTTGCTTATTACCTTGAGCCTGATCTTATCGTCCATAGTGATAATGGTAATACCTTGGCAGATGTATTGCAGGATAGTAGCAAGATTGGTAGAGCAGTTAGGATGCTTGCAGACTAGATTAACACTAGTTCTAAGAAGCTTGCGATCAGAAGTAGAGAGATTCTTAGCTTGTTCAGCCTTAGCTGCCTTAGCTTCTATCTTAGCTTCGATGAGGATGGATTCCACTGTAGGGGGATGCAGAATCTCATTGCAAGCCTTAAGCCATGCTTTTACTATCTGCTGCGGAGTGGAATGCTGCGGAGTGGAGAGCATGGCAGTAAAGCTGATCTGTGGCATACTATTACGCTTGCGAACAGGAAGTTCTTCTATACGCTTGATAACTGCGATCAGAGTATGAGTTTCGCAGAGTTGCAGCGCCATGTTGCAGTCGATTGACTTGATATTATGAGTTTCGCAGAGGGCGGAGAAGCGGAGATAAGCTAGCGTGATGCCAGCCAGTGTAACCTTGGGGATACTGCGGAGCTTTTCATACGGGAGTTTAGCGATAGCCTCGACATTAGCAAGCGAAGCATATGGAGACTTAAAGCTGAAGTCTATTCCCATATTAGGGAAAGAGACTGTGTAGGGAATACCAGTGGCAGGACATACTGCGAAAGTAGTCTTAGTATTCCCTAAGAGGGAGGATACTGATTTAGACATAGTGAAGTTCCTTTAGAAGAGACTGCTAGTTAGACTAACCTACTAGACAGTAGCTATAAGAAGAGCAATAGCTACTAACCCCGATTGTCCCATAAATCGCATCGAAAGTCAAGCACGGCGAAAAAATGAATGAAATCAAGCACTTGCCGGGGTCGGGAAGGCAAAAAAATCCCAAAGGCATGAATTTTGGTTAGTCTAACTAGTATTGTAGAATGTCAAAGATAGAGAAGGTTTGTTATCTCATCAGACAACAGTTTAAATTCTTCTGATCCTTCTTGATACCAGTGAGAGAGTACAGTTGATTGATTCTCCTCTTTCAAAGCTTTTATAGAATCAATGAGAATAGCTTTAGGCATTTCAAGTATCTTCTCATCACATGCCATTGCTAGAGAGTAGAAATCCTTCTTAGTGAGAAGTTTAGGGGCAGGGTCAGCAGGTTTATTCTCTTTATACCTGATATACTTAGCTTCCATAGTTTCTTTCCAAGCTAGCATTTCCTCATTGGTTAATGATGTGGGCCATTTGAATGATGTTGTTGCTACACTCATCCTAAAAGCGGGAGAGAATGCTGGCAAATGCTTTTCTAGTTCTGTTTGTATTAGTAGCTCTTCATCTGTAGGTTGTGTGAGCATTTGTTTATAGGAATTACAGAAGCCCGGATCTTGAGCGTAGTATTTAATATCATCTACGTAAGGGGAGAATAGAAGGGTGGCAATGAATTCAGGATACTTGAGCCTGACAGATGCACAGCTTCTAAGAATAGCTGCTGTTTCAAGATCATACTTGTGGGCATGTTTTAGGTATGTAGCAAGAATAGCCATGATATTATCCTTCAAAAGTAAAAGATTAAAAAGATTTTTTGCCTTGATTTCACTGGCAAGTGGGAGTGTATCACGTGGGGGTGTCGGTGGCAACGCCCGAAAGTGCTTCTAATACCTTCCCGTGGTAGTAGGAACTGGGCTATAGGGTATGGAGTGAAGGGCTGAGGGGGAGAGAGGGTATAAGCTCTTATACTAGGAGCCGGTTTTTTAGCCCCTGTCAAATTTTTGAAAGAAAACTTAGTGGAGTGGTATAGTATCTATTCCTATAGTCTAGTCTATGGGGTGGTTAGGCTACACTGGGGTGGTATGATACAGATGGGGAGGGGTTTTTCCGGGGGTGTATGGGGATGTACCCTGCTAGCTTTTGAAAAATCAAGCCAAAAAATATTAATCTTTTCTTTGTTTTAGTAGATTCTACGGCCAAGTTTATTCTATTAACAACAGGGGAAGGGTGGGCGAGCTTCTAAAATATGCCATTGGTATGCTAGAAGCTGCACAAAAGTATTCTGCAAAGACTTGTAGAATCTCTACAAAAAAAAAA